TTAAACCCTGTATCACCTTATGGGTGTGCTAAAGTGTTTTCATACAATATAACTAGGAATTATCGAAATTCTTATGACATGAAGGTTTGGAATGGTATTTTGTTTAATCACGAATCACCAAGAAGAGGGACTAACTTTGTAACTAATAAAGTTGTCAAAGCGGCTGTTAGAATTAAATTAGGGTTACAGAATAATTTACATTTAGGTAATTTAGACGCAACTAGAGATTGGGGACACGCTAAAGACTACGTTGAAGCTATGTGGTTAATGTTACAAACTAACAACCCAGATGATTATGTCTGTTCTACAGGTATTTCACATTCAGTTAGAGAACTTTGTGATTATGTATTCAATAAGTTAGGTTTAAACTATCAAAACTATGTTGTTATTTCAGGTAAACATATGAGACCAGAAGAATTAACCGATTTAAAAGGTGATTCTACTAAACTAAGAGAAGATTTAGGGTGGGAACCTAAATACACTTTTGAAACAATGTTGGATGAAATGGTTTCTTATTGGTTGGATTACTACAAAGAATCTGAAGTTACTATGGGAATCCCAAACGAGGTTATGAATACAATGTTAAAACCTAGAGTTTAGTATACACATTCTAATTAAACATAATATATTTTATTTATGAGTCAAAAAAGAAGAAGTAATAAAAGACTGTCAGAAGACGAGTTGAGAGAGATTGAAGAGTTTGTTTATAGTAAAAACATAGAAGAAGATAAGTTTTTGAAATCAATGTCCGTTAACTACAAATGTAGGACGGAAAATCAAGGGAAATTAAGAGAAGCTATTAGAAACAAAGAGATTACAATTGTTTCAGGTTTACCTGGTACAGGAAAAACATATATCGCTTGTGCTGAAGCACTCAAAATGATAAAATCTAAACCAAAGTACAAAAAAATACTTTTAGTTAAATCAGTAGTTCAATTAAAAGGTGAGGAGTTAGGTCACCTACCTGGTGATTTAAATGAAAAGTTTGACCCTTACATGGGTTCTTTTGTGGATAACTTTGAGAAAATTATTGGTGAGTCTTTAACTCGTAAACTTAGAGAACTGGGTTTAATTAATATTCAACCTTTAGCCTTTGTTAGGGGTAGAAGTATTGATAATACTATTATAATTGTTGATGAAGCACAAAACATATCTGTCGATAATATGAGAACGTTAATGACACGTATAGGTGATAACTCAAAGATGATTATTTTAGGTGATGTCAAACAAAAAGATATAAGAAATAAAAAAGATAGTTCACTAGAGGTTATTATAGAAAGATTTAACGGTGTTGTCGACTTTGGTTGTGTAGAATTAAGAGACCCTAATGATGTGGTAAGAAACCCAATCATAAAAATTATTGAAGAGACTTTTGATAATATAGATGAGTCTAATAAAAAAACTAAAACTTTATTAAAAGGATGAGAATAGGTGTATCAATAGACGGTGTTCTAAGAGACTTTTTAGGTCAAGTAAAAGAAACACATTTAAAATACTTCCCAACAGTAGAAGGTAATGATGAAATTGAGGTTTCTGATTACGAACTTGATAAGTGGGTTACTTTTCCTGAAGAAGAGGTTAAACAAGGTGAGGTTGAGTTTAATCCTGATTTTGATGAGGAGTCTTTTCTAGAGTCAAAAGAAGAGACTGAATTAACCAAGGTTAAAGATAAAGTAACTTTAGAAGAATTTTTATATGAAAGATGTACTGTAGAACTTTTTGGTTACGCTGAAGAGTCTATTAGTTCCGCCGTAGAAACTTTAAACCAATTAATATTAGACAACCCAAGACACGAATTTATTTTAATTAGTAGAGAAGGTGGTATGGCAATACCCTCCACCCTATTCTTCTTAGCAAAAACAAAATCTACTTGTCCTAATATAAAATTTGTTACTGAGTATAGCAAGGTTTGGGATTACGTTGATGTTATGATAACTGACCATCCAAAAATCATAAACACAAAACCACTAGGTAAAATAAATATTGTTATTGATAAAGAGTACAACAAAAAGATAGTTCAGTCGGTACATAGAATAAAAACAATAAAAGAGATAGATGAGATACTTTTAGATAATATCGAACAACTACACCAAGTCACATTATCTTTATGATAAAAGTGTTTACAAAAAACAAAAATAGATTAAATATAAAGCATGGAAGAATTATTTGAAATAGCTGGTGAAGAATTTTATCTTGATTTAGATAAAATATCTGACTACGTTAAAATAGAAGAGAGTCCTAAAGATTTAGATAAAGATTTAGATAAATTATTAACAAAAGGAGAGGAACAAGATGAGGGTGAAATAGAAACTAAACATTACAAGGATGATTATATTTCACAAGGACAACTAGTCGATATGCCTAAGTGGGACTTAACAAAGGCTATGATAGAAACTATCTTAAGTGAAAACGGTATTGTTGACGAAGACATGGGTTCGACCATGTTAGGGAAACAACTATCGATACCATTTAGATTATCATTTAATACACTAATAAAACATAAATTAATAAAAAGAAACAACTAAAAAATGGAAAACGTTGAAATTTTAAAACAAATTAAATCCAGCATTGAGGAATTAAAAACTAAAGACTTTGGTTTTTATTTTTTTACAATGGACACTAAAGGGACTCCTTCAGCTGGTGTAGCTAACGCTTACGAACACGTAAAAGTACTAACAGAACTAGGTTATAAGGCCTATGTTTTACATGAAAAAAATGAATACACAAGTGTTGGTTCTTGGTTAGGTGAAGAATACGCAAAGCTACCACACCTATCAATTGAAAAAGAACAATTAAAAGTAAAAAATACTGATTTTGTAATTGTACCAGAAATATTTGCTAATGTTTTGGAACAAATAAAAGGGTTACCTTGTAGAAAAATCGTTATGTCACAAGCTTACGATTATATTTTTGAGATGTTAGAACCAGGTAAAACATGGTTAGACTACCAAGTCTTTGACGCATTTACAACTACAGAAAATCAAAAAGAATATATAAACAGTATTTTTAATAATCCAAACTTAGAAGTAGGGACAACAATGGTTAGTATTCCTGAGTACTTTAAAAAGAGTAAAGCACCTAAAAAACCTATTGTTAACATCCACACAAGAGACCAAAGAGACACGGTAAAAATATTTAAATCTTTTTATGTTAAATACCCACATTTAAAATGGATTTCTTTTAGAGATGTTAGAGGCGTAAATAGAGAAAAATTTGCTGAAGAGTTATCTGAATCTTGTGTTTCTGTTTGGGTTGATGACGTTTCTGGTTTTGGGACATTCCCATTAGAGTCTATGAAATGTGGTGTACCTGTAATTGGTAAAGTACCTAACATGGTACCTGAATGGATTACAGATAAAAATGGTATGTGGACTAACAACATTAACAACATCGTTGATATCCTAGGTAACTATCTACAAGCTTGGTTAGAAGATTTGGAACCACAAGAAATATACGAAGAAATGGATAAAACTCACACTAAATATACGGAAGAAAATCAAAAAGAATCTATTAAAACTTATTTTGATGGTTTGGTTGATAAAACACTTGAGCTCTTTAACCGTGACTTAGAAAAAGTAGAAGAAAATGTGCTTTTAGGCGCATCTAAAGAAATAATAGAATCTAAAAATGAATTAAAAAATGACTAATACAATAACAACTATTATACCGATACACCAACTTGGTGAAGACGACAAAGATTATTTCGCTAAAGCAATTGCTAGTATCAAAGAACAAAAGAAACTACCTACTAAGGTTATGATAGTAGTACCAAAAGGTAGTGAAGTTAAAAAGACTTTAGAATCATATAAGTATGATGAAAAAGTTAAAGACATATTATCAATTGTTGAGAATGACGGTGAAACCGATTTTTGTTCTCAAATTAATTTTGGTGTTTCTCAAATTGAAACAGATTGGTTTTCAATATTGGAATTCGATGACGAATACTCAAAAATTATGTTTGATAATTTCTATAAATACTCAGAATACTATAACGATGTTGAGGTGTTTTTGCCTATCGTTTTAGACGCTAACGAGGAAGGTAAGTTTTTACACTTTAGTAATGAACCTGTTTGGGCTAAAGACTTCTCAGAAAAGTTAGGGTTTTTAGATAATGACGCATTATTAAATTACCCACAATTTCAAATATCTGGTGGTGTATATAAGAAAGATTGTTTTGAGACGGTAGGAGGTCTTAAACCAAATATTA